AATATTTTATTATTGCGTAAATACTTATAATTTTCTTTACTTGTTTTTAATTTTATTTTATTTTATTTTATTTTATTTTATTTTATTTTATTTTATTTTATTTTATTTTATTTTATTTTATTTTATAAAAATAAATATATGTGTATATATTAATAATTACTTAAAATGCTAATTACTAAAAAACGTAAATTAAAAATAAATAAAAAAAAAACACAAAAAGGTAGTTCGCGGAAGTCAATCATAGCCAATAAGTGGCCTACACCTTCTATTGTGCCACCTGGTATGTCGTTTCCAGAAGTACCTAAATCTGATCCAATATTGAAAGCAAGTAATGACGATTGTTATAACGCAAGTAAAAATCTTAAAGAATTAACATCACAAATAGAAATAGAAAAACAAAATGAAATAAATGGTATAAAAAGGACCAGATCGTTATGCGCTCATTTTAATAATTATATTACAGAATTAAAAAAAAATAAATTTTATACAGAAATTTATATAGAAACATTTGCTCCACAGGTTCTTAAAACAAAACCTTCTTACTCATTATAATGGGCTTATCCTCTAATAAATAAGCGTAGTTTGTTTGTTAATAATAAAAATCTAGAAAAAGTCACAATTATCTATATAAGAGGCTAATAATAAAACATTCAATAGAAGCCAGAATACATTAAAAATCAATAAGCATATCATAACTTATCTGATATATAGCTTAAAAAATCCAACTTTAAAATAATTATTTAATTCTTTTTTTAAGCTATATATCAGATAAGTTATGATTTTTCACAAAGATATATTTGTAGTTATTTTAGAGAAATCCATTTTTAATTAGTTTAATTAGTTTGTTTTTTATTTTTACTATTTATTATTTATTATTAATTACAAATATTTTATTTTTAATAAAAATTAAATAATATTTTATTATTGCGTAAATAATTATAATTTTCTTTACTTGTTTTTAATTAGTATAATAAAAGAATATAGAATTATATTTATATAAAATATATAATTGTATTTATAATAATTTAAATAATAAATAAAGTTAAATAATAATAAATACTTACAAATTACATATAAATTAATATAAATGGAGTTTGATTTAGATTTAGATTTAGAAGACCTTAACCTTAAAAGTGTAGATATGGATTCTAATAATTCACAAGGTAAAAATATATCATTTTATAAAAATAATAGTTTCAGAACTAATATTAGAGAACAAAGCCCAAATTTAACTATTTCTACAAATAATAATGACGCAATGCCATCAAGTCGTAGTGGAGGAAATATGGATAATATGTTTAATAGTGATAAAGAAGTTGATTTTGGATTAAATTTATTAGTTAATAAGAAAAAACAAAAACCTATAAATGAAATTAATAAATTAGATGGTGATAATTTTAGTAATAATCCTAGCCCATCTAACAATATGTTTTCAAATTCAAATACAATGCCACAAAGAGTAAATTTAGATAATACTGAAGTTTTACAAAATTCATTATTTGATGATAATATGACAAATATTGATTTAGATAAAGAATTAAACAGTATTAATTTAGATGATATTGAATCACCTAAACCAAGTATGAATGGACCAAGACTTCCTGATTTTGGTAGTTCAAGCGCAGGCACTGGAAATAATGGTTTTAGAGCAAGTGCGTCAAATTCATTTGGTAATAATAACTTTGGTAATAATAATGATAATAATTATGGTAGTATAAATACTGATGGTATTAGTAGCACTGAAAATCTATCTTTTGAAGAAATACAAAAACGCAAATTTGATTTATTATGTAAGTTTGAAAGATTAAGAGATAAAGGTATTAAACTTCTCAAAACGTTTTCTATGTCTAGTAATTATGAAGAAATGAACCACGAATATGAACGCTTATTACATCATCGTAAAATGGATAATAGTGTTAAAATGCAAAGACGTATGTTAGTTTCATTTGCTTCAATGGCTGAATTTGTTAATAATAAAACTGGAAATCCGTTTGATGTTAATTTGGATGGATGGAGCGAAAACGTGAATGAAGAAATTAATACATATGATGAAGTATTTGAAGATTTATATGAGAAATATAAGGAAAGTGCGAATATGGCTCCTGAATTAAAATTAGTATTTATGGTAGCAAGTAGTGCTTTCTGGTTTCACATTTCAAACAATATGTCAAAATCTGTTATGAGTAATATGAATATGGGTAATATGTTTAAAAATAATCCTGATTTAATGAGTCAATTTAAAAATGCTGCTATGGGTTCTATGCAAGAAAATAGTCCTGGACTTGCTAATTTTATGAGTATGGGACAACGTGGCGCCAGTAATAATAATGGACCACCTAAATACAATCCTACATCTGGACCACCTTTTTCTAATCCAAGAGATGCTCCACCTAGAGGTTCAACTAATATAAATTCTGGAGATGACATAGATGCTCTTATAGATAGTATTAGTAGTTAATAACTTATAGTGTCATAATAATTTAATATTTTTATTTTTTATTTTAATTACAAGTTTATATTTTTACTATTTTTTATATATTAGTATAGTTTTATTAAAAATGGAAAAAAATAGAATAATAGAAAAAAATTGTATTTTATGTTGTAGAATAGTTTAATTATATTTCTGTGTCTATAGAATTTACGGAAAAATGGTTCACATTAAAGTGGAGTTCGGATCTGGACATACCTCTATTTTGATAGCCCCAATCTTAACAAAAGGCAGTGTCCGCTCTCAATATGGTGATAAACTCTTACCTATTTGTATTGTAGAAGGAACCTATAATGAACGTGATAAAAGAGGAAAAAGTTTAACTAAAACTTCTTTGTTTTATATGCCGTCATCTCCTAATGGAATACCAATCGGTAAATGGGCTATTATGCCAAACGAATTTTTGAATGGCACCACTACACAACCATATCGTGTTATAGTATCTGGTATCGATTCGGAGGATGACACTGGCAATATTGCTTTTAAAACACTCTGTACTGCTTTCAGGGCTCAGTGTCTTAGTGTTCCTGTTGGTGATGAAAATTATTTACTAGCACAACAAATGCTTGCCAAAATGGCTTCCGACGGAGAAGCAAAAGAAAAAAGGCTTCGTGAAGAAAAATCCGAGCGCGAAATAAATGCTTTAGTTAATAAAGTCCGTAATATAGAATTTTATAGCGAAAAAAAAGTCGTAGGTGAAGCAATCCCAAGCGAAAAGTAGGCGTGTCCATCTCTTTTTCTAGTTGATAGTTTGAGGTTTAGTTGATAGTTTGAGGTTTAAAAACCTTGAATATATTAACTCAAATTTTTTTTATTTTAACTATAATTATTTACTAACACTACTTACCAAGAATACTACCACTAATACCTACACCAAAACTACTACCTACACCAACACTACCACCAACTCCCACATTATTCATATTATTTTTAATTGGTTCATTATCTTTTTCATATTTATAAACAATTTCTTTTGCCATTAAATAGTCTTCTTTATTTATTGATGATGTATTATCAATAGGTAGAATACAGTAATCACTATTTTCATTAAATATGGTTGTTATTATAACTATAAATGATATGGTTATAATCCCAGCAACAACTAAATCACGTGTTCCCATCCATAATACTAAAAATATAAGAAATCTTCTAGAGAATTTATGGTTTAATACTTTATGCATAAAATCTCCAACTTCATTTCCAATATAACGTGCTCCAATATTAATTAATAATATCATTAACCCTAAAATATATTTATTACCACTAAGACCCATTGTTGCCATTGCTAACATAGTGACATTGCCTGTTGGTAAAGGTGATGGTGATACCATAGATGCTCCTCCCATTAATCCTGATGACATTTTTATTTATTTATTTATATTACTATTACTATTTTATATATTTTTTTATAATTTATATACTACTAATTTATAATTTTAATTTTGAATAATATAAAAATAATAAAAAATAATAAAATTTTTAATAAAAATATAAAAAATAATAAAAGTTTTAAATACAAATAAAATACAATTATTTAAGGATTAAGAGGATAAAATAAAGTGCCACAAGATGTTAATTTATCAACATTGTAAGTTCCGCAATGAGATAAAGGAGGACCATATTTGGTTAAATTTTGAGGGCTATTGTGCATATCATATCTACAACCATTAATATCATATCCAGAACGGTCTGGCTGACCATTTTGAGTTAAAAAATCATTTTGAAATTCATTATCAACAATTTCTTGAACATCAGTAACATTATTATTAGTATTATTGGATACAATAGTTGCGGTACTAGTTTCACTGTTGTATTGAAAAGGTTTAATGTTATTATTAGGAAATGGTTTAGTAGTATCATAAATAAATTCAGAATCACTACGAATAGTATCATCAGTTGAGTTAATGATTTTAGGTTCTTCACTAAATTTAACTTTACGTTCATTATTAACTTTATTATTATTTATATTATTAGTGATTGCTTTAGTAGTCATTGCTTTAGTAGTCATTGCTTTAGTAGTCATTTCTTTAGTAGTAAGTGTATCATTTTTATGAATTACAATTGAAGATTTGGTTTGATTATCAATATACATAGACATAAATACAACAGCAAGAGCAAATATAATTCCACAATGTAAATCAATTAATAATGTTAAAATAACAAGAGTGATAAGTAAAATATAATTTACATTATCATTAAATAAATTTTTAATCATTGGAAATGTAGTTAATATAGTATCAGGAAATACTAAAAATAATGTCGCAATTATAATACAACAGCACATTTTAATATCTATCATATTAATCATTTTTTATAATTAATTATTATATAATATTAGGCTTATCCTTAAATAAACGAGATTGTTTATAAATTGATAAACCTAAAAGAGCTTTTAAAAGCTTTGAACTTATTTGACAGTTATTATATTTAAAGTAGATATTTATTTTTAATTATTTAATTTAATTAAATAATTAATTTAATTAAATAATTAATTTAAATAATTAATTTCAAAGTATATTTTAATATTACATTTAAAAATATACTATATACTAACGGTTAAGTTCTTTTATTCTTGACTTGCGTCCTAGTATATGTGATGTGTCTTCTCTCAAATTCATAATATTTAAATTACTACTATATCAATGCAATATATAATAATTACTTTCTCCATTTCATTTCGGTCATATACCTTAGTGTTGAAAGCATATAAGTTTTATAAACATTAATATACATATTGTGTGTCGATTTAACTTTTAAATGGTATATATATATATATCAATGGAAGATAGAAACACAGTAATCTAATTTACTAAAAATATTATGTTTAAATTAAAAAATATGTAAATTTATTCTTTAGTGCAAATTAAAATATAGTTTGCAATTAATTATTTAATTTAATTAAATAATTAAAAATAAATATCTACTTAAAATATAATAACCGTCAAATAAGTTAAAGGCTTTTAAAAGCTCTTTTGGGCTTATCAATTTATAAACAAGCTCGTTTATTTAAGGATAAGCCTAATAGTATATAACTAGAATTATAAAAATGAGTAAAACATTATTTGAAGAATTATCTGAATTTACAGATGAATTAGTAATATTACTTAAAGAAGATTGGGAAAAAACAAAAAAATTTGTAAGAGAACATAAACACTATTTTTTTTGGTTATGTGCTCTTTTTATTGGATCACAAATTACAGATATAATGACATTAGGAAAATCTTGGGATGCTTATTGTAAAAAAAATGGTATACAAAATGGAGGTAGTAACGAAACAGCATCAGTTACAGTAGCACCAGTACCAGTAGCACCAGCAACAGACGCAAAAGCAACAGATGCAAAAGTTGGAACAGATACTGCAAAAGCAAATGCAGATGCAAAAGCAAAAGCATCAGAAGCAGATACTAAAAATACAAAAAAAGATGGTAAAAAAAAAGGTATTACAAAAAGTATTGGAGACATTTTGAAAAAAAATCCTGTATTTGGAAATATGAACCATATTTTTAGTATGACAACTAGTATGTTTTCTTTAGCATTATTTTTATTAGCAATAGTTGGAATATTATCATTACCTGTTATTTTATTTATAATTATTACATATTGTGTTATTAAGAGTTTATTAAATAGAATTGCTATATTATAAATTAATTTTTAAAAAATAAATAGAAAGAGAGAAAAATAAATACATATAAAAATATTAAAAATAAAATAATATAAAAAAATATAACTCTATTTAATAAATTTAAATATATTTATTTAGTATAGTAATAGAAATGGATTATACAAAGACGTGTGATACTATAATTAATTATTTAATTGATAAAAATATAAAAGGTAATGAAAATGATACAACACTAATTAAAATAGAAAAATTTTTATTAAAATATAAAAGAATTATTTCTATAGTTTTATTAATACTATTATTATATATAGGAAATCGATGTAATTTATCATATTTAAATATAAATGTAAATCATAAAAAAGAATATGTATTAAATGGTGGTGGTGGTGATTCTACAGAAGCAATAGCAGAAACGGATGACAAAATAGATGAAAAAATAAAAAAAAAAACAATAAAAGATCGCTATGAAAAATATGCTAATAAATTTAAAGATAATTCTTCTGTATTTTATGGGTTTATTTATTCAATAGCAATAACAATATTAATGTTTCTTACATTTGTACCTGCTGTTGGATTTGTTGTTATAGGATTTATATGTTATTCACTTCTTAAAACTAGAATAGTAGCACTCAAGAGTTTATAATTATTTATTAGGATTATCATTAAATATACGAGCGTGTTTATAAATTGATAAGAACAAAAGAGCTTTTAAAAGCCTTTAACTTATTTGACTGTTATTATATTTAAAGTAAATATTTATTTTTAATTAACTAATTAACTAATTAATTTAAATAATTAATTTCAAACTATATTTTAATATTACATTAAAATATATACTGTATAATAACAGTTAAGTTCTTTTATTCTTAACTTGCGTTCTAGTATATGTGGTATTCCTTTTGTCAAATTCATAATATTTAAATTACTACTATATTAAGGCACTATATACTAATTATTGTCTCTATTTCAGTTCGGTTTTATACTTTAGGGTTGAAAACATATAAGTTTTATAAACATTAATATACATATTGTCTGTCGATTTAACTTTTTAATGGTATATATATATATATATATATTAATGGAATATAGAAAAACAGTAATCTAATTTAATAGGATATTATGTTTAAAATAAAAAATATGTAAATTTATTTTAGTGCAAATTAAAATATACATTATATTATTAACTAAATAAACTATACTTATAATATATAAACCACTCTCATTTATTTAAGAATTATCCCATTATAATGCTTTATTAACATCATTTAATTGATTAACATTAATAGAAGTATTTTTTAATAAATTTTCATACGTTTTAATATCATAATCAACTTTAACCTCTTTAGGTATATAGTTAAATTTACCTGAAGCAATATAGTCTTTACTTTTGCTATCTATTTCTTTTAGTTTTATAAATACATCATTATCAAAATATTTATTATATAGTTCAGAAATAACTTCTTTAGATAAGTTTGTTTTATAAGGGTCAAAATTAAGTTGTGCTTTGATTTGTCTTAATAATTCATCTTTTTTTACATCATCCATTTTAAATCTATCATCACCACTAATTAAATTTTTTTCAACAACTGTATTCATTTCTTTTTTTTCTTGGTTTTGTTTTAGTTCTTGTTTTTGTGGTTCTGTAGTTAGTTCTTGTTCATCATCTTCAAAATATTCTTTATAAGAACATTTAATTGGTCCAATGATTAATATAAATAATAATATACCTGTATATTTATCATAACTCATAACTAATAATAATAAACAAATACACAAAATAAGGCAATATTTATTCATTATATAATCATTATAAAATTTATAAACATTATTTGTAGTTTTTAATGTTAAAAATTGAATAAAAATATAGACAAATAAAAGTGTAATAAAACAATGATATACTAAATTAATGTTTTTTTTATTAATATCTTTTTTATTAAAAATCATTTTATAAATTTTTTATATTAGTCTTATCCTTAAATAAACGGGTGTGTTTATTAAATGATAAACCTAAAAGAGCTTTTTAAAGCCTTGAACTTAGTTGACGTTTATTATATTTAAAGTAGATATTTATTTTTAATTATTTAATTTAATTAAATAATTAATTTCAACTATATTTTAATGCTACATTAAAATATATACTATATAATAACAGTTAAGTTCTTTTATTAATCTATATTTATAAACTATAAAAATAAACTACACTTATTTATTAGAGGATAAGCCAATTATAGTATTAATTTATTTTTTATTAATTATAATTTAATAAATTTTACATTTTTTAAGAAATAATTATAATTTAATTTATAAATATTTATAATTTAAAATTAAGTTATTTTGTAAATTTATTATATTATTATATATATAGTTATATAAACTTAAATAATAAATAATAATTATATTTTATGTGTTCTATTGAAGAAGCATGGGCAGGTCAAAATTTTGAAAATAAGCCAGTTGTATCTCAAGCCGATACACACAATGCTTATATGTCATTACCAGATAATGTATTTCATCGCGGGAATGATTTAAATTTAAATGAACCTAATAAACCTAAATCAAGAGAATTAACAAGAGGTATAAATTCTAAATATTCTAGAGAACCTCGTGTTCCTAAAATGGTTAAAAATACAAATGATGTAACTATGAATATATCTTCTCAAATGCCTCCTTTAAATAATTATGGTGGTCTAGAACCATTACCTTCATTTATGACTATTTATGATACTAAAGCAATACATAATCAACCTTATTCAACTCAACATCAACCTACAATGTCAGGTCCTCAACCTACAACTACAGGGGACCATTTTACAGATATTGATAATGCTTTTCAAACATCAAAATTAATGAATAATTTTATGAGTGTTGGAAGAAATCATTTAAATAATGAACAAGAAAACGTTGATGATAATTTAATAAATCAAAATACAAGTGATGAAGATAGTATTATTAATCTTAAATTTGAGATTAATAATAATAAAAAAAATAAAAAGAAAAGTAAATTTTCAAATATAAATAGTAAAAATAATAATAATGATTATGATAATGATGATAATAATAATAATAATACTAGTGAAGATAATGAATACGAAAATAATGAGAATGAGAATGATAATGAAGATACTACTAATGAAAATAATAAAATGATTAAACAAAATGATGTTCATATTGAAAAAATGTTAGTATCAATTATTAATAAATTAAATAAAATGGATGAAAATTTACATTTATATCAAAAAAGAAATATGTATGATATTATATTGTATATTATTGTAGGTATGTTATTATCATTTGTTATTTATTCAGCAATGAGAAAATAAAAAATAAACTAATAAATAATAAAATAAAATAAAAATAAATAACAAGATTAATTAAAATAAATTATCTATTTTATTTTGAAATAATTCTAAATCATCACTATCATATATTGAATTTTGTGTATTTTTATAAGCATCTATAGGTTTATAATCTATATTTTTAGGATTTGATTTTTTTGTTTTTATAGTTTTATAATTGTGTGTATTATAATTATCATCATTTTCATTTATTTGATCATTACCGTGTCCTGTGTATTTAATCATTAATTGATTTTGTGGTTGTACAGAATTATAATAATCACCAACTTGATTAGAATTAGGTATATTACTTAATGACTGTGTTATATTATTTGTATTATATACTTTGCTTTTATTATAATTTTTAGGTGTCCAATATATATTTATAGTTGTAGGAGGAGCAAAATAAATTTCAAAACCTTTTTCTACTAATTTATCCATTATAAATCTAACACATTCACCCACATTATATAAGGGTAATCCAAAAACTATATTAGGAACAATAAAAGTGCAGTTATAATCATTATTTTGTTTATTGATATTCAATATTTTTTTATAAGACATTTCTAATATAGTTTCGAATGTTTTATATTTTTTATTTGCTCTTTCTTCAACTTCATTTCTTAATTTATTAATATTTAAATTCATTCTTATAAATGTATTGTATTTTTTAATATTATTGAATTATTTAAATTTTATTGATTTAAATTTATAACTTTAAAATATAAGTTTAAATAATTACTTCAAATTAATATTTATAATTTATATTTTAAAATTAGATATTTTACAATATTTATTTAATAATTAAAAAATTATATACATTTAATATAACAAATTAAAATATTTATAAATAATAAATATATATATAAATAATAGCAACTGTATAAATATAGTAAATAATAAACTATAGTAATAAATAAAAATGAATCAAATGCAAAAAATATCATTTAATAAAGAATTATGTGATGGTAATATAAGTTATGCTGGTCGTGGGGATTTAATAATTCAAGGTCAATTAAAAAATGTTGCACCTGAAAATTCTAAATTATATTTTTGGGCGGCAGCACCACCAACTTATGGAACTAGTTTCTCAGGTTCTGGTATGCCTTACCCTAATGCTTTAACTGCGTATGATAGAACACCTAATAAAGGTGTATTAAATATTACTGATAATAATTTTACGATTAATATGAAATATCCTAATTCTTATTATACTGGTTTAGGAACCGTTCATGTTCCTCCACATATTAACTTTAAAATTTGTCAAGATAATAAAGAAGATAAACATTTTAGTGTCCAAATTGATGATGGTGTTCCTTTCCGTATGCTAACTTATCCTGCCCCACCAACTAAAAAAGCAAGAACATCAGCAATGTTTTATTGCGAACCTGAAAAAAATGCTAGAACTCAAGAATCAATATTAAGAGCAAGTGCTTACCCTGCTACTAACCATATGCCTGATAATTTCTGGGGTGATAGACCACCAAAATAAATAATTAAATAATAAATTTTAATTCTTCTTTACAATGTTGAATTATAGATTTATATTTATTTATAGTATCTGTAATTGAAGTTATTTCGTTTTTACTATTTTTTTCATTTGTTATATAAAAATGTAAATCTTTAATATATTGACTTATAGTAATTATATTATTCTCACTCTGTTTAATAATAATTTTATTATTATTAATAGTATCTTTTATTTTTAGTATAGTTTCTTGTCTTTCTTTTTCTATTCTTTCTTTAACTATAGTAAATCTTTTATAAGCATTTAGTTTATCTCTAGTAAGTTCATTATAATTTAAATCAAACTCTTTATTTATTTTATGTATAACAATACTTTCATAATTATCATAGTTATAGATTAAATTATTTAACTTTGTATCTAGAAACTTCTTTTTTTCTTTATAATATTTAAAATCATGTTTATAAGTTATATTTTTTTGAGAAGATGGTGTAGTAATCTCATTAACCATAGTATAGTTCATTAATTTAAATTTATTCATTTTTTTAGTTATATAGTTAATTTCATTTGTATTACATTCTATTAAACTATCGCAATAATTTAGTTTATCTGTAAATAATAAATCTATATTTATATTAAACTTAATATAATAGTCTGTTAATGTATTTTGTAGTGTATTATTATTTGTATTGTATTGTATATCATTGTTAGTACTGTATTCTATATCAATACTAATTTTTTTAAATTCTTCTATTTGTTTATTATGTAAGTTTAACTTATTAATTTGTTCATTATAATCATTTATAGTTTTTGTATTTTGTATTTTTTCTTCATTTAGTTTTAGTTTAGTTTGTTTATTTTGAATTAATTGATTTAATGTATGTTTTCTAGATGAATGTAAATATTGTTTTAACTCTTCCATATTATAATTATTTTCTTTTATTTCTAATTTTAATAAGTTAATATCATTCTCCAGAGTAATTTTATTATAATATGATTTATTAATAGTAATTTTATGTAATTGTTGTATTTCTTCTGTTTCAATATTAATTCTTTCTAATTCATCTTTTAATATTAGTTCTTCATTTTTTATTTTATTTAAAAGTGTATCAGGTATATAGTCTTTACTTGACTTAATATTATTTTCTAATTCATTATTATTTTTAGTTAATCCAGAGATAAGTTGTTTATTATTTTGTTTTTCTTGTTCTAATAACGTAATTTCTTTATTAAAATAATCATAATTTAATTTAGTAATAGTATAATTAGTATAATTAGTATTATTATTAGTATGATTATTATACTCTTGATTTTTTTCATATAATAAAGTTTGTAAAATAGTATTTAACTTAAATGTTTTATTTGAATTTGTGTTTGGTAGTAATAAATGAGGTGATATAAGTGTTTTTAAGTTTAATATAAGAGTATCATACTTTGTTTCTAGTTGATTTAATTCTCTTGTAGTATTATTTATTTTATTTTCAATTAATTCTTTCTGATGTTTTGTTTTTTTAGACATTATAGTTATTATTCAGTATACTAAAATCTAATAAAAGATTTTTAAAATTAAAACTAATAAAATAAAATAAAATAAAACTAATAAAATAAAACTAATAAAATAAAACTAAGTATATTAACTATATAATTATTTATATATGATAAATTATAAATATTCATTAATTAATTCTTCAATCTTATCTTTATTAGTACCAATTAAAGTATTACAAAGTGTGCCATTTTTATAATGGGCTTATCCTCTAATAAATAAGCGTAGTTTGTTTTTTATAGTGTATTACTAATTAAATATAATGTAGTTTAACTTTTATTTTGAAAAAAAAATTATGTTTATATTATTATTTAATAATATATGATTTCAAAATTTATTTCTAATCTAATAATTGATACTATGATTAAATATTATTTAAAAATATTTTTAAAAATATACCTTTTATATATATATTTAAAATTT